ACTACGTTCAGTTTACCGAGGTCGAAATAGACACCATTTTTAAAGAGTTCATGTTGAACTTAAACAACCAAAATCTATTTAACCTCGAACACGAAGTAGACAAATTAGTCCCTGCCTATATTCTCGAAGCTTGGCTAGTAGACAACCCCGAAGCGGACAAGGCAATGAGTACGTTTGGTATTTCAGTGCCTAAAGGTACGTTAATGATGACTGCCCAAGTAACCGACACCGAGTATTATAATAAGTTAGTCGAAGCGGGTCAAGTCGGTTTTTCCATTGAAGGCTTTTTAGGTCTTAAACTAAGTAATCAAAAACAAACATATATGTTACCAGACGGAAAACACACGCTCGAAGATGGTACGGTAATCGTTGTAAAAGACGGAGTTGTCGTAGAAGTTCAAGAGCCACAAGCCGAGGAAGTAGCAATGGAAGTTGAAGCGTCTACGGAAGTGGAAATGGCAGCACCAGTTGAAACGGAAACTCCTGAAGAGGTTGTTGAAGTAGAAGTTGAAGCAGCTATTGACCCTGCAGCGGATGCCGAGGCTATTCTTGCAATCGTAAACCCTGTTTTAGAGCAGCGTGTTAGCGAAATTTTGCAAGTCATTGCAGACCTCAAAAACGAATTAACTGACACGGAAGAAGTCGCATCCGTTGAAGAAATTGAAATGTCAACAGCGCAAAAATTCAGTAATGTAATTAACTTCTTAAAAAAATAAGAAATGGCTAAAAAATTAAAATTCGACTTGACGGTAGACGCTAGTGCGTTACTACAAGCAAACCCTTCAGAGTATTTTTCTGTCCTTTACGGAATGGAAAACGCAGTAACTAACTACCGTGTTCTACCAGGTATCAAAAACAAAACGAAAATTGCAACGGTTCTTTTCGATTCAGTTCTTGCTGAAAGTGGATGTGACTTCAACGCTGTAAACGCAGACTTGAGCGCAGTAGAAATCGACGTTTGTGCATTGACTTCTCAAGCGTCAGTTTGTCAGTTTGACTTGGAGCAATCTTTCCTTGCATTGGAAATGGCTAAAGGTTCTAACTCTGATTTTTCAGTTGCTTCATTTATGAATTTCTTTTATTCACAAATGGCAAAAAAAGGTCATCAAGAACTTGCACAGTTGATGTGGAGAGGTGATACGGCTGTTGAAGGTGCATTGGGTCTTTGTGACGGTTGGTTGTTGCGTTTGTGTACGGCTAACGACTTCATTACTCCTGCGGGAACTTACGCTGCTATTACTTCATCTAACGTACTTGCGAAGATGGCTGCAACTTTGACAGCTGCAACTGCTGAAATGTTGGTTAACCCTGCTAACATGCAGTTTAAGGTTTCTCCTGACGTTGCCGCTTCTTACCGCATTGCATGTGCTGCTACTAATACAATCACGAATGTAACTACAGGTTTGGCTTTGACTTACCTTGACATTCCAGTTGTTGTTGAGTACGGTCTTTCTGCTTCAACTATCATCTTGTCAGATTATACAAACTTCATCTACGCATTGGATGCTGAAGGTGACCAAGACAACCTACAAATCGTTGACTTCTCTAAGACAACACTTGACCGTCGAATTGGCGCACGTGCTGACTTCAAAGCAGGTTTCTATGTTGTTAACACACCGCAAGTTGTTTGGTACGGAGGAGCACAATACTGCTAAATTATAACGGGGGTTTAACCGCCCCCTTTTTATAAACCTTTAAATACTAAATAAAATGGCATGTACAACTTTAGAAACAATCCTAAAAGGGTGTGATTCAAATATCGGAGGGATAACTTCGATTTATATTAACGACCAAGATAACGTAGTAGGTCCAATCGTTGAGGCGGCTTATGAGATTACTGACTTTGGTACACTTACTGACCAATTTGTCCCTTTCGAGTTCCGTAGAAACACGGGAATGTATACCGAAGAGGCAGCTATTGACTTGGTAAATGGTTCGTCTTACTATACGCAAACTATTACTTTGATGTTCCATCGTCGTGAAGCTGCGAAATCTAAGGCAATCAAAATCTTAGGTGAAGGACAAAGAGACCTTGCACTTGTAGTAGGTGACGCTAACGGGAAGTATTGGTATTTTCCAACGGCTCAACTTACTGCGGTTGCTGAAGGTTCTGGAACTGCTAAAGCGGACGGGTCAAAGTATTCAATTACATTTGTTGCTGAAAACGAAAACCTTGCATTTGAGGTAGACGCAGCAGAAATTCCGAACATTATCTAACTAGATAAACACGAATTGGAAGGGGGTTTTAATTAGCCCCCTTTTTTATTTAACCAACTTTTCTAAATACTACTTATTAAGATAGTATGATATACCTCGAACAAAACGAAAACAATACAATAGCATTAACGCTTACGGAAAGTGCAACTATTGAAGCGCCGACATGGTTGTTTAAATTCGTGTGGGAAATGGACGAAAGTTTAGCACCCGTTTACTGGGTTGGTGTGGACTATTCGCAATACATAAACCGATATAATCTTTTCTTTTTGGAAGAAGGCGTTGACGTTACTTTAAGAATAGGACAATACCGCTACGAGATTTACGAAAGTCCTGACCCGATAATAGTTGACCCCAACACAAATGCAGACGGACTGACGTTAGTTGAAGAAGGGCGCATGGTTGTCGAAGGTGTATCAAATTCAATTTATGACTAATGGGATTATTTGGAAAGTTTAAAAAAGACGAAAGTGTAAGCGTGGTCGACACGGGTTACCAAACATTTAGTACACCATTTTTGCGTGTGCCTGAAGGTAACTTGTCGTTGCCGTTTGTAGATGTACGTTACACTGTACAAGGTTACGTCCGTTTTGGAAGTGACAACCTTTATCCGCAGTACATGAATCAAATGTACTATATGAGTCCGTTACACGGGTCTATTGTCGATTTTAAGACCAACGCAACCATCGGAGGGGGATATACATTTGACGAGTCGAAGTTAACCGACATGGAAAAAGTTGTCCTTTATGCCTTCGGAAAAAAGATAGGTTTCAAAGACACGCTTAAGACGATCACAAAAGACGTAATTCTTCACGGACGTTGCTACTTTTTAATTGAGTTGAAAGGTGGGAAGACGCATAACGTGAAACGAGTAGCTCCTGAAAAGGTAAGAATAAACCAAGCGAAAACATTATACGCTGTTAATGAGGACTGGCAGTTCGGAATGCAAATAAGAACCTTTGAACCATACCACCCGGAATGTAAAGACGGAACTTACCTATACGTGTACGAACAAAAGAGCGTTGGACAAGACTACTATCCCCTTCCTCAATATACAAGTGCGTTAAACTTCGCCTTTTTGTCGGGAGAACTAAGCTACTTGCAAAAATCGAACATACAAAATTCAATCTTCCCGTCGTTTGCAATGATGTTTCCTAAGAAGCCGCAGGGACCTGAAGAGATGCAGCTGATAAAAGACACGGTTAACAAGCTAAAAGGTGCGGAGAACGCAGGAAAAGCGGTTGCCTTCTTTGCTAACAATAAAGAAAGTTTGCCAGACTTGGTGAACGTACCTACAAATAGTAACGATGAATTGTTTAGGGGGGTTAGTGAATTGAACACCGAGCAAATTTGTTTTGCTCACACCATCGACCCTATACTTTTGGGGGTTCGTACTTCGGGCGCACTTGGTTCGGGTAGTGACATTAAACAAGCCTACGTAATCTTTGAAAAGAATACAATTATACCTTTGCGTGAAACCATTACGGACGTAGTTAACGGACTTTTACGGGCGGTTGGGATTAATGCACATGTAGAAATCACTAACTACCAAATCGTAAACGAAACTATTACAAGCGTAGACGAACAAGGCAGCGAAGTAACCAACGCACTTAACGCAATGAGTCCACTTGTAGCCACTAAAGTACTTGAGTCAATGACAATAAACGAAATACGAGCAATGGCAGCACTTGCACCCGTACCTGACGGGGATGTAGTTAAGTCACAAATCGGATTAATACCACCTGCAATATGATTTATTTCGTAACCGAGAACTTTCTAAAAGTAAACACACCTATCACTCGTAACGTCGATGTGACGGATGTCTTCCCATACGTTAAACCTGCGTCCGATATGCGCTTACAAGCTATCCTGGGCAGTTATTTCTACAACTATTTACTGACTCAATACAACGACGAAGTTTTAACAAACGACGAAGTTACGCTAGTGGAAAAAATTCAATTCGTAGTTGCGTGGAGAGCAGCCGAACAAGCCGCCTTTGGACTAACTTACCAACTTAAAAACAAAGGAATCCAACAACAAAGTGGTGATTATTCAAGTAGTGTTTCCCAAGGTGAAACGGCTTTCGTTATGGATCACTACGGACAAATGGCTGCTTTCTACGAGAAAAGATTAATCAATTATTTGCTAGAATACAAAGCACTTTACCCACAATTCACGAGCGACCTCAATAGAGATTCGGATATTAAGCCCGTAGGTGGTTGCGGCAATAGAGGTGACTACGACAACACCATGATGGTTATCTGATGGCAGACCAAGAAATAAATATAAAACTCAACGGGATAGCACAAATCCGTTCGGAACTTAAAGCCTTAAAGGGGGAACTTGCCAATGCAACCGACCCTAAACAAATGGCTGCGCTCGGTGAAAAAGCGGGTGCATTAAGTGACCAACTAAAAGACGCAAACGAACAAGCGGCTATCTTTGCTTCGGGTTCACGCTTCGAGCAAACGAGTAATGCGTTTGGCTTAATGA